CGGCGAAGGCGTCGACTCGTCCTGGCCGGCGCTGAACTTCATCACCGCCGAGGCCCGCCCTGACGGCCTCGTCGCTATCACGGAGAACACGGCCGAACTGGCTCTCTTCGGGACGTCGACGCTGGAGATTCACGGCATCTCGACTGACCCGTTGACGCCGTTTCAGCGCATTTCGACCCTCAACGTCGGGTGCAGCGCCGAGGGCAGCATCGTACGGTTCGACAACAACTACTTCTGGCTCGACAACAAGCGCCGCTTCATCCAGTCGGACGGCCGGTCGTTCGAGCCCGTTGGGGAGGCCATCCAGCGCGACCTGCGCGACCTCGGGACCGTGAGCGATAGTTTCGGGTATCGCGAGGACACCGACCGCAACGGTTGCCTCGTCTGGGTCTTCCCGACCGCCGGGCGTGCCTGGGCCTTCGACTACACCGCGAAGAAGTGGACCGAGCGGGCCTTGTATGACGGCGTCTCGGCCAACACCGCATGGCCGGTCGCCACGCACGCCTTCTGGGACAGCCAGAATGCGAACCTCGTTGGGGCCGCCGGGTCAGCCGGCGTGTACAAGCTCGACACCGCGAACCGACAAGACCTCGGCGGGACCATCCTCGGCGAGATCGTCACTGGCTGGCAGGACTTCGGTACCGACAACCGCAAGCGCTCGGCGCGAGTTCGGGTGGTCCTGCATCGCGGAACGACCCCCTTGGCCGCGACGTCAAGTCAGCTCGAAGTGGCCGTGGAGGACGACAACCTGGGCTTCGGGGACTTCAAGGTAATCGGCCTGGGCCAGCCATACGACACCCTCTCGTCCATCGATCTGCGCTTCGGGGGCATCTTCCGTCGCCGCCGCTACTGGGTGCGCTATTCGGGGACCGACGACCTGTCTATTGCCAAATTGGCGGACGACGTGACTGATCTAGAGGCCGCCGCATGAGTCGCCCGATCACGGAGAACATGTCACACAAGGAGGTCCTCGCGGCCCTCCGCGAACGCGTGACCTCTGTCGCCGGCGGTACCAATATCACGATCACCGGCACCGCGTCAGACCCGATCGTCAGCGCACCGGGCCTCGTCGCAACCGATCGTCAGCTGTTCACGACGCCAGGCACGTTCACGTGGACGCGGCCCGTGGGAAACTACACTCAGGCGCGAATCGTGTGCGTTGGCTCTGGTGGATCTGGCGGTGCCGGACCCGGCGGCGTGCCGGCGACGACCGTAGCATCTGGCGGCGCTGGCGGCGGCGCTGGAGCTCGCTTCGTCGAAATCGTCGACTTCTCGGTGATGCCGGCCACTGCGACCGTGACCGTCTCCGCGGCGACAGTTGCGACGGCAGGCGGCGCGGGAGCTGGAGCCAATGGCCTGACGGGCACGAGTTCCAACTTTCGCGTGTCCAGCAATGTTCTGCTTCGCGGCCAGGGCGGCGGCGGCGGCGGTGGAGGCAGCGTAGGTCAGCCATCCGGAAGTGGAGCCGGCGCCGACCTCATCTCCAATGGGAACGCCGGCAACGGCCCCGCTATTGGGGGGCCAGGCGCCTCGGGGTTGAATGCCATTGGAACCACCGGGCCGGGCACAGGTAAGGAGACAATGCCCGGATCTGGAGGCGGCTGCACTGGCGCTTCGTCAGGCGCGGGGGGTTTGAGCAATCTCAATTGCGGCGGCGGCGGGGCCGGGGGCGGTTTTGATGCCACCGGGGCCGCCAACTCCGGCGCGGTAGGAGGCTCGGTCGGCGGACAGACAGGTGGCGCCAAGGGAACCGTCGGCGCCCCCAACGCCATCAACCCGCCAGCATCGCCCAAAAACACCGGCGTCGGCGGCGGCGGCGGGGCCTCGCAGAGCACTGGCTCTGGAGGTAACGGGGCAACCGGGGGATTCCCTGGCGGAGGCGGCGGAGGCGGCGGCGCATCCAATTTTGGCGGTGGACTAGGCGGTTCGGGCGGTGCCGGAGGTTCCGGTATGGTCGAGGTTGTTTGCTGGTAACGCTAAGGAGAGACAGACATGCCAATTTACGGCGGTTGCATCGAGTCCGTTCAAACTAGGGTGGCCTCAGAGCCTACCGTATCTCCATACGTCGCACCCGGGACGGTGTTTCCGTTTGACCTTGATATAACCATCGGTGCACAAATCCCCGTCGATAATTGCGACACGTCGTCCCCGAAGGCGTCTCTCGCAATCGCGGTGATGCCGTCGGACAACTTTTCGTTCCAGACGAACCCGGACTTCCCGGCCTCGGTCGTGACCTTGCGCGGGATCTGCCCAGGAGCGCTGACGGGAAGGCCGGGGTTTACGTCCCTCGGACAACCCTGGTACCTGGGTCCGACAGGCCTGTCCCCGACGCAGCCAACTGACTGGTCGGTCTGCACGGTCGTCGGATACGCCCTCAACGCTGACGACCTCTACGTCGACCCGCGCCCCCTGTGCATCGACGTGAAGCAATTCACGGGCGTCGTGCAGACGCAGCAACAGCAGATCTTCACCGGCAACTTCACGGGAGTCGCCGGCAGCCTTGCAGGATTTCCCTGCATCGTGCAGGGATGGGGTAGCGGTGGCGGTGGCGGCGGCGCGGCAGGCCTGATCTCGACCTCCGTCGGCGGCGGCGGGGCGGCGGGCGGATACTTCTCGGCCTACCTGCCCGCGGGGCTCGACGTTGGCGCAACGCTCACCATCGGCGCGGCCGGGACCGGCGGCGTAGGCGGCGCCGCCGGGGCGACGGGTGGCGACCTGGTGCTGACGACCGGCGCCCTGACGATGACCGCGAAGGGCGGTCTCGGCGGCGGGACGCTTGCTGTCGGCGTGGCCGCAGCGGTCGTTCTCGGCGGCCTCGGAGTGGCGGGCACCGGCGGTGACCTCCTGAGCCCGGGCGAGCCCGGTCGCTCGGGACTTCGATTCAACGCGAACGTGGGCGTCGGTGGCGACGGCGGCAGCGCATCCCCAGTCGGCGTCGGTGGCCAGGGCCCCAACGTGCAGAGCAATGGCAGCGTTGCGACCGGGTACGCATCCGGCGGCTCTGGCTCGGCCTCGCTCGCAGCTGGCGCGGCGACCAATGGTGGCGCCGGCACAAAGGGCCTCCTCATCGTGAACTTCATCGCATGAGCGTCACATCGATCACGATCCCCGTCCCGAGAGCTGCGGGCCGCTCTCCGTTGAAGCTGCTCGAGCAATTGGCCCGGGCGGCCACGCGCGGGCGCGTCGCGACCGTCGGGTTCGCGGTTGACGCGGCGGGCAATTGGACGGTGACGATTACGGCCGACTTCACCGTCGCGCCAGCGAGGGTACCATAGCGGGCGATTGGGTGGTAATCTCGTAAGGGAGCACACGAAAATGGCAGATAATACCGATTGGGGCTCCGTGTACGACAAATGGGCTGCTGGTCAGGCCGGTAGCCCATACTCGCAGCTCCCGTCTGACCCGGCGGCGGCTGCCGCACGACGTGCGCAATTCATCTCTAACCAGAGCGACCCGCAGTACCAAGCTGCGGCGACGCAGCGCAATCAGGAAACGAACGCCTACCAGACCGCTCGCGATGGGGCGCTGGGCATGATGAACCCTGGTAGCATAGGCGCGAACGGGACCGACTACGGCAAGGCGCAGGCAGATCCGAGCGCCGCTCTCAACCAGTTCCTAGGTAGCGGCTACACCGGGCAGCAAGCCCTCCAGGACGGCTGGGGCAAGGGCGTCGGTGCGCCGGGCTGGCAGTCGACGCCTCAGTCGCAGCATCTCAACCCGAACGGCGGGAACATGGCAGCCATGGCCCCCGGCTCTCCCGGATGGGGGCAGCAGGCCGGCGCGCAGCAGGGCGGGCAGGACATCTACCAGCAGCTAGGAGCGCAACTAGGCCCGCAGGGATCGACGGGCGGCGGAATGCCACCGGGATACCAGCAGCCTCGCCCGCCCGCGCCACAGGGAGGACAGAGTGGCAACCCATATGCGGCCCTCGCCGGTCCCATGCCGAGTAGCGTCCAGGGGGCGCCTCAGCAGGGCGGCAATCCCTTTGGCGCGCTCTCGTCGTACCTGGACCAGCGGTCGCAGGGCGGGTATGGCGGCCCGTCGCATCAGCCGGCGCAGTTAAACTATGCCGGAACGCCGCAGATGGTTCCGGCCAGCTCCCTGAAGGTGAACCCCGGGGTTCTGTCTAGTCTGGCACAGCACCTCGGGCCGACTCTCTATAACACCGGGAGCCCCCCGGTGGCGCAACGAGGCTCGCTACAGGCGAACCCGCATGTGCTCAGCAGCTTGGCCGGTCAGCTTGGCCCGGTCGGCATGAACACACCGGGGACGTCACCGAAGATGCAACTCGGGTCTTTATCCATGAAGCCAGGCGTTCTGTCGGCGCTCGGGTCGCAACTCGCCGCGCCCACTGGACCAGTTACGGAATCCCGCTTCGGGCAAGGACACTTCTAGGAGGGCATCATGAGTTGGGGTCAAGTCTTCAATCCGAGCTACGACCTTCAGAAGGTCACCGGCCAGGACACGAGCCACACGTCGAACTCGGCGGCCAATTTCATCGACCCGGCGGGCCTGTTCGGTGGCCATGCCGCGGACGATGTTGCCGCGGCGGGAAAGGACGCATCTAAGCGCCTAGACGCCATGTCGCAGCAGGCGTGGGCGCGTCAGATGGAAGGACTCCAGCGAGCTCTGGCGTCGATGAACAACTACAACGGCATCCTGGCCCACTTGACCGGCACGCCGGGTACTCAGAGCTACTTCGACCCCAATGGGTCTGGTGGAACCATGAGCCAAGATCCGCGCATGGCCGGCCGCCCCATGCCGCCTCCTGCGGCGCCGCCTCCCGTAGGAGCAACCGGTC